GTCATCCTGAAGCAAAACGTCAGTCGTAAAGTCAACAGAAGCGACACCATTATTTGATGCGTACTGTTTGATTTTGCTTGAAAGTGATGCCATAGTTTTTGTCTCCTTTGTTATACTTATATATTATGGTTTTGTAGGAAATACAACTGTATTTACTTGTTCTACAGTAGTTAGTTCTTCTGTTAAGTCTCTTAAATTTTGTCTATACGTACTCCAATTAGCAGGAATTTCTGTTCCAGCCTCAAGGTTCATTGTTACAATGTAGTCAGATTCTGCAAGTAATTCATTTCTTTTAATTCTTAAATTTGACATGGCTATTTCTAATTCTGTTTTAGAAGGGTTGGCAGCCAACCATGCCTCTTGTTCTTGTCTTCTTGTTTCCTCTTCCTCTGCAGTAAGATTAACTATTTGTGTTCCACTTCTTGTTACTATTGTTTTAGTTATCATTAGCTATTCCTTATTCCCATCAAAGTAAAATCACCTTTAGTAAAATTTCCAGTTGAAGGCGTTATTTGAACATAGTTTATATCTAAAGCTGATTCATAGCTACCTTGAAATTTCCATGCTTGAAAATAACCACCTGTATTTTCAGAATAAAAAGTTCCATAAAAACCTGGTTTCATTGTTGATGCATTATTTCCTTTTCTAAAAAAATGAAGTTCACCAAATTGAGGTCTTGAAGAACTATCTAAATCATCATCTCTTGCAATAGCCACATAATTATCCGAAAGAGAAGAGGAAGAAACTAAAGTACTTCCCGCGTTAGGTTTATATGCCCACGAATTTCTAAAATAACTATTATCAGTTTTAATATCACTTGAACTTGAAACTCCAACTCTACATCTTATATCCCCACTTGATCCATCTCCTAAAACATTTGCCATATAAATAATATAATGAGAGTAATTGTTAAAAGTAGAATCATCATTTGAATTTACATCAAAAAGAACTGCAGAAGTTGAACTACTTAAAGATGTTGTAGCTAATCTATCCATACCTTTAACTGCAGCAGGTAAATCAGTCACTGCTCCTAAAGATGCATTGGCTACGTTACCTTGAGGTATTGTACCGTCTAAAAAGTTTGCTGCGTCTATTTTACTTAATGCCATAATCTATGCTCCTATAATCCTATATGCTGAAAATTGACCTTCTGTTCCAATAGAAAAGTTTCCACCACTTGGAGTGTTTAAACTTGCATATACTTCTATGTAATCATCAGCATCTAAATAAATTACTCCAGATGGACCACCTCTTGATTGTTGTAAAAAAGCATCACCATCAAGTCTATAATTTAAAGAATAATCTGCTGATCCATTTTTATATATAATTATCATACAACCATAGCCATTTCCTCCAGAACTTGATAATTCTAAATCTACATTTACTTGATAATGACCAGCAGTTCCTGGTGTAAATTTACTTCCATCAAATTTACCATCACTATCATATGCTTCTGTAAAAGATACTTTTGTAAAAGTATCATCACTACCAGTAGCAGCAGTTACTGGTTTTCCTAAAACTGCTGGAGTGTTTTTCATCGCAGCAGCATTAACAGTCACATTCCCCGCACCATCAGACGTGATAATACTGTTACCGCCAAAGTCCTGTAGTTGATTTGCTTTTATAATTGATGCCATGATTTATCCTATTCTATAATTTTGTATCCTTGAAAAATATTGTTAACAGCATTTGCTTGATAAGTACCACCAGCAGTATTATATATATAAACATATGCTTCTAAATAATCTGATACAGATAAATTTAAAACTCCACTTACAATAAATCCAACTGGACTTCCAGCGTCAATTAAATTACTATTAAAAACAAGTCTTGATTGTATATCAGGTAATGCAGAGCCATTTTTATATACATAACCTCTCATCACTCTTATATCATTTGTACCTTCCATAAATACTTGAAAAGTAATAGCATATTTTCCTGCCTTACCTGATGGAACTGTAAATTTATTTGATGCAAAAGCATTATCACTATCAAAATCTTCTGTATCAAATGTAAGTTTTGTAAGAGTTGCGTTTGATAAAGATTGATTACTAGTATTTGAAACTTTAAAATTTGGAGTGTTAGTTCCACCAAAACCTGTCTGCGTTCCATTATTAACCATAGTTACACCAGAAGGTATAGTAAACGTATCCCCAGAACTACCCAGGGTTACTGTGCCGTTGTCCGCGATTGGTTCTATATTTGTTGTTTTAATTGTTCCCATAATATTATTCTATAATTTTGTATGCTCCAAAAAGAGTTCCAGTTGTTTGTACTACTGCTGCATTATCACTGAAGTAGCCATATATTTCAAAGTAATCATCTGTGTCTGATATTTGAGTGCTGTAAGCAAACCAAGCATTATTATTGCCTGATTTTATATATTGAGATGTCAAACCTAAAATATTTTGAGTAACAAGTGAACCATTTTTATAAATTCTTAAACCAATTTGGTCGCCATTACCACTTGGTACAACATCCATAATTGCATAAATATAATATTTACCAGATACTGTTGGAGTAAATTTAGAAGTAGACGCATCATATTTTCCATCTGTATCAAATCTTTCTGTAGCAAAATTTAATTTTGTCCAACTATCTGCTGAAATAGTTTGTGTTCCAGAAGGATATGCTTCAAAAGCTGGAGTGTTAGTTCCACCAACACCTGATTGAGTAACACCACTTGGAATAGTTATCGTGTCTCCAGAACTACCTATCTCTAAACTTGTTCCTGATTGTGGGTCTATTTTATCTACAAATAATGTTGCCATATTATACTACCGTTAATGTCCCGTTAACTGTGACTGTATTAGTGAAACTTACTGGACCACACATCATCATATTATCTGTTGCAGGAACTGTAATTGCTTCTGAAATTGTTGCTAAATTTTTATAACCACCGTTGATTGATTTAATCATTCCAGCTTCAATGCTGTTGGCTCCTGGTTCAATGTTACCAGTAGATTTTCCTTGGAACACTACATAGATGTTTGCTGTTCCTGTTGGAGGGGCCGCTGTGAAAGCTAAAGTTGTACCACCAGATATTGAGTAAGATGAAAATGGATCTTGTCTAACGTTTCCAACGTAGACTTCTACTTCTGCAGTATTTGCTACACTTTGATTTAATACAAAGTTTGTAGTTGAGTTGTCACCATTAAACTGTTGAGAGTTCATGGTATTTAAATTTTGTTTCGGTGCGTTTCCTAAATAGGCCATGGTTCTCCTTATGTACTTATATCATCTACAGCGCCAACGACAGTGTCTAAAGAAGAAGCTGTGTCTGATACAACATACAACTGGTCTCCTGAAGCAAGTACTATCTTCGAGCCTCCATCAATTAGTTCTAATGATCCGCCGCTTACGACTGGTGCATTTTTAATTAAATAATAATCCGTAGCTGATCTTTTAATATATGCATCAACCTGAATTGTTGAAGTTGTTGTGTTAGCCATTCTAACACTAATTAAAGTATCAAAACTATTGGCAGCTCCACCTAAAGCATCAACTGCTGATGTTCCTGTGTTTCGTGTTAAATAATTTCTGAAATTTTGTGCCATAATTTATTCCTTATACTACAAGGCGATTGACATTGCAATGACGAAACCTGCTGTAACTCCACCAGCTGTCGCCCATTCTGGAGCAGTTCCGCCGGAGTTAACTTGTAATATTTGTCCTGCTGAACCCAAACCCAAACGGGCTGGAGTATTTGCTGCCGATGCATATGGTACATCTCCTTGTGTTGTTAATACCATATCGATTGTTTTATTTGCAGGAAAAGTACAAAATACATCAAGTGTACTTGAGCCGCCTGTGTTAAAATCAATTTTTGAAGTGTTACCTGCAGAGTTTTTAATAACTGTAGTTCTTTGTAAAGTTGTGGAAGCTGATAAAGTTCCTAAACCTATTTCAAAATTATTTGTGCCTTGTTCAAAAATACAATAGTAAGTCGTATTAGAAGTTCCAATACCAGTATTAAAACTTATAAAACCAGTAGATGCACCGGCAAGAGTTATATCTCCTGTGCCTTGTGTTGTACTAGTTTCTTTTACTCTGTCGTTTAAAACCAAAGCCATTTAATTTTCCTATTACGAAGTTATACTAATAATCGCATCAGAACCAGCAGGTGATCCAGAAGCTGGATTCGGGAATGTAATTGTAAACGTTCCGTTAGAACAAGATTTAGTTCCACCAAAATCTAAAACAACAACTAATCTGTCGGCCGTACTGTCTACAGTTGAGCTATTATAAATTACTCCATATGCTGCACTAAAAGTTGCAGGTGTAGGACTTCCCCAAACTGTATCTGCAAAATCAACAGTTGCTACATTAGTTTGATTAGCTACTGCCTGTGATGTTAAAGTATTTCCTCCTGTTGAGTATTGAGATCCACCACCACTACTTACTTGATTAGCGACGCCTGATGAATAAACAGTGTCACCTACTGCGTAAGGTGCACCTGAACCTGCTGTATATAAAGCAAGTTTAAAAGTATTTCCAGATGTTGCAAAATCATGGTGACCGGAAAGTAATGAGATTCCAAAACTGTAAGGTACTACATTTGCCATATTATTTTATCTCCTATTTATAACTTGATGGTGATTTAGCATTAAGTTGAACACGAACTTCACCATCTTGATATTCGTCTCTACGTCTGATGCCAATTTGTTCGACAGCATACGATTCTATAGCTTCATTATATTGAGCCTGATAGTATTGTAACATATCTTGCGGGCCTTTCAAGTACCCATATGCATTTACTAGACAAGCATATAAAAGCAAATCTTGATATTTATTTGATAAATAAGTTCCATTTGTAGCGGCGGGAGCTGCTATTGGTTGTGTTGTATCTGTTATGCTTATAGGTTCTTTATCATAAGCAAGTGTAATGGCATAAGTTTTATCTGGTGTTGGTGCCACAACCCAGTAAGTTTCATCCCAATTAGCGTAGTATTTTGGAATATCTACAGAATTTGTTCCTGGAGTAGAATAATACTCTGCTACAAAACTTGTATCTCTTTGTTCTAAATAATATTGATTTCCTTCTTGATCTGTTAATTGAACATATCTAATTGCTCTTAAATCATCTGGAATAGTTACATATCTATTTCCAACAATTAAATTAGATGTTGCATAAAATACATTTTGATCAGTATCAATCGCTCTTATAATTTTATTTTCTGCGTTATTAATAATTCTTTCTAAAACAGAATCACTTAATACATTACTATCTACTTCTGTATAGTTTCTAATATCAGTTCTTAAATTATCTAATGTGTATGCCATTATCCGTTTACTACCTTAAGTGTTACTGGTCCTGCTGAACAATTGTCTCCACCACCTTTTACATTACCTGTCGTTGCATTACTAGTGCTTGTTATATAAAAATAATTTATTGGGCTCGTTAGAGGATCTGAAGTTGTAGCTCCTGTAACATTACCTGCTGAATCTATTTGACCTAAAGCAATTGTAAAACCATTTGCATTATTTAAATCACTTACATTATCAAATGTTGGAATGTTTGCGAATGATTGTAAATTTTTTAAATCTGCTTCATCTGCACCACCAGGACCAGCAGAAGTTACAACAGGAGGTCCTCTAAATCTTACAATTGAACCAGCTGCTCTTTGATGATCTTGTGAATAAACATTTACATAAGTTGTGCCACCAGAAATAATAGATGTAAATGGATTGTTGTCTAAAAGTATTAAACTTGTTTTAGATGCTGGTTGAGGTCTTGGATTATATAAAGCTTGAGGGTCTGAACCTACGGGTTTTGGTTGAAGCTGTGGTTGTTTTGCTTCAAACTCTGAATAGTGAACTAAAGAACCATTCCATTCTCTAACCATTTCTGAATAAGGAAATCTTAATCCTGATCTATCAGAAATTGCGTAAGCGTGTTTACCTGATGCATATCCTCCGC